CTTAATTCGCACGTTCAGCGTTGGTTTGGGCTTCCTGATGGCACCACTGTTAATGATAGCCCCGTTTGGGGTGCTCACTGTCGTATTAGTTTCGTTAATGGTGACATTGGTAATACTGATACGGTTAAGAGTTACCTCGGAACTATTGGGTGGAAACCAGACGAGTGGAACTACAAGAGACTACCTAACGGAGAATTTAGAAAGGTCTCCGCAAAGCTCACGGATAGTTCACTGGAACAGTTAGGTGACATAGGAAAAAAACTAAGTGAATACTATACACTTAGATCACGAAAATCAATTATAGAAGGATGGCAAGAATATGTTGACAATAGCAATCGTTTGCATGGTGATGTATTTAATATTGGAACCCCAACTTTCAGGCAAACTCACAAGATTATTGCCAACTTACCTAGCGGAAAAGCTACGCTTGGTCCAGAAATTAGAAAATTATTTATCGCAAGAAAAGGGTATAAACTGGTTAGTGCCGATTCTGCCGCTTGTCAGCTTCGTTTGCTTGCTCACTTTATGAAAGACCCAAAATTTACAAAAGAACTTCTTGAAGGAGACGTACATCAACTTAATGCAGACATTATAGGCTGCGATAGAAACCAAGCAAAAAGATTTATCTTTGCCTATTTATACGGTGCAGGTGCTCAAAAACTTAGTGGTTATATTGACAAAAGTGTTGATGAAACAAAAATAGCTATGAACAGGTATAAAAAAGCTTTACCTGCACTAGCTAAACTTATTCAAAATACTACTAATGATATCTCAAAACAAGGATATATATTTGGACTTGATAATCGGCCTATATTTCTTAGCAAGGATCAAAAACATAAGTCTTTGAATTACTTAATTCAAGGTTCTGAGGCAGTAGTTATGAAAGCTACTGTAAGATTAATTCATCAAAAACTAAAAGAAGCTAAAATAGACTCCAAAATACTTCTATTTTATCACGATGAAGTAACTTATGAAATTGAAGAAAGCAAAACAGAAGAAGCAAGAAAAATAATTATGGAGTGCTTCGACGAAGCTCCTAAGCAATATGGAATTAACATAATGACTTGTGGAGACTGTAATATCGGAAACGATTACTATGAGGTTCACTAATGACAAAAAAATACGCTGTGTTCATAGAATTAATAAGCGGAAAACAAGTGCAAACCACAATGTGGTGCAAGACTCAAGAAGAAGCTCTTGCACTGCATGATCAATCTGTTGAGTACGAAGACTTAGTAGTTAAAGTTGGTATAAAAAAAAGTAATACAAACAAAGTTAGGAAGTTTACAGATGAAGAAAGAAAACGGTCTAAAGAAAGAGAAGCAGCTAACAGAAATACACCACTTCGATAAAGTAGGACCAAGTTTAGAAGAAGCTCAAAAAATAGTAGGTGGCCCAGTTGAAATTGCTCCTACTCCTGCGCACAGAATGAACATTCAAATGGATGGAAAGCAAATGATTCTAGTTAATGAAAACGGAATGCTTTTAGATCTTCCCTATAACAAGCTTGCATCCTACATAGCTGGAATGCATTTACTAGGTAATGCAATAATTCTTACAGGAGATGCAGTATGGCGATAACTACAAGTTTTAAAGTGTTTGTTGAATCTGAATTTGATAAGTTTCATGATAAGTTGAAATATTGGCAACCTAATATTTCTTATCACGATTTAAAAAAAGAAGTAGAAGAACTTGAAGAAGATATATTAGAACTTCTTAGTCAAACTCATCGAATAACTGAATTAGAAGAAGCTGAAGACGAAGGTTATGAAAGAGGTCGTGAAGACGGATATGATGAGGGTAAAAGAGATGGTTACGATGATGGATATGAAGATGGTTACAAGGAGGCTATGGAAAAAATAAATGAGTAAAAATTATGAATACTTAATTATAGGGCGTAGTAATTGCTCTTGGTGTGATCTTGCTAAAGAAGCATTAGTTGCAAATGACAAAACATTTAAATATGTTAATATAAGTGAGTTGTCTGATTTAAAATTAGAAGGCTATAGAGATTTAATAAAAGAGCAGTTAGACATGAACACTGTACCTGTAATAATGCAAATAATTGGCGGCAGTGATCAATTAGAGGAGCATTTAAAAAATGTTTACAGTTGAGATAGAGCCAGATGCTACAATAGTTACAGTAATGTGTGAAGATAATAACTATGAAGATGTTCAAGTTATATTGCAAGATGATGATGGTGTTGTAATAAGACAATTCGATGAAGATCTTGGAAAACATGATTGTGTGTTTTTAACTTACAATATGCTTATAGATGTTTATGCTTCCCTTAGTAGTCCTGAAGGAATGTTCCAAACTAGAAGGTTAAGAAAAAATTGCAAATAGAAATGGATATAGATGTATACAGTGAAATTATAAAAGAGTTTTGTAATTTAAATGGAATAACAAAACCAGATCAATTATTCTGTAATGGGTTGCAAGAGGAAATTGATGAGCTTCAAGAATTAATAGATGAAGATGATTATGCTAAAGAAGATTTAGAGAGTGAGCTTGGAGACATACTTTGGTATGTAGTTAGCATTGCAAATCACCATAACATTAGTATGAACGATATAATGATGAAAAATTATATTAAATTAGAAAAAAGAGCCTTAACTGGTCATATTCCTAACGTATTAAAAAAACATAGTGGACGTTAAAGAATAAAAAGGAAACGTTATGTATGCACTAATAGACGGAGATGTTTTAGTTTACATGTCAATGTGGGAAGCTGAAACTAAAGAACAAGCTAGAGAAAACTTTGATAGTTTGTTTGAATCAATAATTGAAGAATTATTTACAGAGGGTTACGCTATGGCTATGGGTGGCCAAAGCAACTTTAGAACAGAACTTTATCCTGAATATAAAGTTAACAGAGCAAAGTCAAAATCAACAAGACCTGAATGGTATCATGATTTGAAATCCGATATTGTAAACGATTATGAAGGTTGTGTGTACACCGAAAATTGCGAAGCTGATGATCTTGTTAGCATTTGGGCGTATCAAAAGAAAAAAACTAAACAACCTTATATAGTAGTATCGGTGGATAAAGATCTCGATTGTATTCCAGGAAAACATTACAATCCTAGAAAAAAAGAAATATATGAAATAACACCTCAACAAGCTAGTTTATTCTTTTACAAACAATTATTAATGGGGGATCCTGTAGATAATATTCCTGGAGTTAAAGGTGTAGGCCCTAAAACAGCAGAAAAATTACTTAAAGATGCAAAATCTAGTCATCATGCATTATCTATTGTTTGTTGTGAATATATGAAAAAGTTTTCTGAAATAGACGAAGCTTATGATAACTTAATGATTAATGGAAAATTATTATATTTAATGAAAGATCACAATGATTACTTTAATTTAGAAAAGAAACAATTTGAGGATCTTTTAGAGTTTAATGTGTAGTAAAATTTTATCTACAAACGAATTAGGCCATTGGGAATATCATTTAAGATTTAACCCAATGGAATGGTTTGGTTTTGTTTATTGTATAGAGAATATAAAAACTAGTCAATTTTATATAGGTAAAAAACAATTTTATCACGGTGGAAAGAAAAAATCTAGGACGTACGGAAAAGAAATGTCATGGAGAAACTATATAGGTTCTTCATCATCTTTAAAAAAAGATATAAGAAAATACGGGAAAAACAATTTTAATTTTAAAATAATAGACCTTTACAAAACTAGAGGGGGTTTATATTATGCAGAAGCTTATTTACAAATGTTAAGTGAGTGTTTAACAGAGAGGTTAGCTGATAATATAACGCCTAGATTTTATAATAGACAAATTGCTGCAATTAGATTTATTCCTAGTGAAATACCTAGTAAAAGAACTAAAAGTTATGTAAAGGATATTAGAAAGAAATATTCATGGGCCACATAGTAAAAAGAAATCAGCCCTGTGATATTTGTGGTAGTAAAGATAATAGACAGTATTATGAAGATGGATCTTCTTATTGTTTTGGTGCTGCTTGTACAAAACCGTGGCTGGCTCCAGGGAATTCAGAACCAATGGAATATAGTAATAATAATAAAACTTCACTTAATGAAGTTAAAGAACTCTTTGATACGCGAGGTATCGAAGAAAGAAAAATTTACAAACAAGTGAGTGAACATTATGATGTTAAAGTATCTTATGACAATGAAGGCAAAATTGATTGTCATTACTATCCTTATTATAGCGGCAATAACTTGGTGGGTTACAAAGTCAGAAGACTACCCAAAGAGTTTACATGCATTGGAACCGTTAAAGGAGGAGTCTTTGGACAACAACTCTATAGCTCCGGAAAAAGAATAGTAATAACGGAGGGCGAACTTGATGCGATGGCTATCCAATCTGCTTGGTACAAAAAGTACAAAACTTTCTATCCTGTCGTTAGTCTTCGTAGTTCTTCTGCTGTACGAGATCTTATTGAGTGCCGCGATTATTTTCGCAATTTCAACGAAGTCATTCTTTGGTTTGACAAAGACGAAGCAGGAGAAAAAGCAACAAAAGAAGCCGCTAGAATAATTGGCTATGATAAAATTAAAATAGTTAATTGTAAAGAAAAAGATGCAAGCGATCTTTGGCTAAAAGACCCAGATCAAGTTTTATACTCTATATACAATGCCGTAGAATACACACCTGCTGGAATTCTTAATAAAGAAGAACTTTGGAAACAGTTATCAGATTATAATAGCATTGAATCAGTACCTTACCCTGAATTTATGGAGGGTCTTAATGAAAAACTTAAAGGTATGAGATTTGGCGAAATAACCTTATGGACCTCTGGAACTGGATCTGGTAAGTCTACTCTATTAAGAGAAATTGCTTTAGATTTATTAGGAAAAACAAATGATAAAATTGGGATTATATCGCTTGAAGAATCTCCTGCAGAAACTGCACGTAAAATGGCTGGTATGGCACTCCAACTTAATCCTGCAAAAGAAGAAATCAAAATTGATACACTTAAACAAGGGTTTGATAAAGTTTTTGGAGATGACCGCATACTTGTTCTTGATCATCAAGGTTCTATTTCTGATGGCTCTATCATGGATTTTATGGAGTATATGTGCCTTAACGGGGTCAAATACTTATTTGTGGATCATATTACAATCTTGGCTTCTGAAGGTGCAGAAGGACTTACAGGAAATGAAGCAATAGATAAAATAATGAATGACTTGTTAAGGCTTGTTAAAAAACATAATGTGTGGATTGGCCTTATAAGTCACTTACGTAAAACAGATAATAAAGGAAAAAGTTTTGAAGAAGGTAAATTACCGTCAATGGACGATATTCGTGGTTCTGGTAGTATTAAGCAAATTAGTATGGACATTATCGCTTTTGCTAGAGACGTTGGCTCGGATGACGAAGAGGAGCGAAACACTATTAAGACAAAAGTCCTTAAGTGTCGGTACACAGGATTAACAGGTCCGTCCGGAAGTTTGTACTATAACTTTGATACTGGGCGATTAAAGAAAGGAAGTGATTCCTTTGAAGCGATTAACACGGAGGAAATACGATTTTAATGATAACACCTGATAATATTTTGTATTACTCCATCATACTACAACTCGTTGATAACAAAGGAGATCTCGAGCAACTTAGTCCTGGAGTTAATCATTTTGTAAAGACATTTTACGAAGAATACAAAAATCACTCTGAAGAAAAAGAGTGTAAAGAATTATTTCATTATTGCGATAGCATATTTAACCAAAATTTAAAGTTACACTAAGGAGATTGAAATGGGAGCCTACGAAGACTTTATCCATCTTTCTCGATATTCACGATTTATAGCTGATTGGAATCGGCGCGAGTCGTGGAACGAGACTGTAGAAAGGTTGATCGATTTTTGGGAAAACCAACTTAAAGATACAAATATTGAAAAAGAAGTGTTTGAGGAGCTATACGCCTCCGTCGTTCACAAGGACGTAATGCCCTCTATGCGCTCCATGTGGAGTGCAGGAGAAGCCCTGTCTAAGAATCATTTTAGAGGGTACAATTGCAGCTTTGCGGCAGTAGATCATCCTAGAGTGTTTGATGAAATTCTTTACATACTAATGGCAGGAACGGGAGTCGGATTTTCTGCTGAAGCGCAGCATGTGAACAAGCTGCCAATAGTTAATGACCAGTTTGTTAAGACTGAGCGAGTAATTTCTATTGAAGATTCAGCAGAAGGTTGGGCTAAAGGGCTTAGAAAGCTAATTGCGGACCTTTATCTTGGCAATATACATGAATGGGATTATTCTCGTATTCGCCCTGAAGGTGCAAGATTAAAAACCATGGGGGGTCGAGCCTCTGGACCTGAACCACTTAAAAAGTTATTTGAATTTGTTACACAAACTTTTAAGAATGCTGCAGGTCGAAAATTACGTCCCATTGAAGTACACGACATTGTTTGCAAAATTGCAGAAATAGTAGTTGTAGGTGGTGTTCGTCGATCTGCCTTGATTTCAATAAGTGATCTTGGAGACCCTGAACTTCGTGATTGTAAGTCTGGAATGTGGTGGGAAAATAACGCACAACGATCTCTTGCTAATAACTCTGCAGTATATGATCAAAAACCTTCTATGGATATTTTTATGGAAGAGTGGTTAGCACTGAAAAAATCAGGTTCTGGTGAACGTGGTATTTTTAGTCGTTATGGCGCACAAAGAAATACAAACGGAGGGCGTAGAGATAGTTCTCAAATCCTAGGTACAAATCCCTGCGCTGAAATTCTTTTGAGATCTGCACAATTGTGTAACTTGTCAGAAGTAGTTTGTCGAGAAAATGATACCGAAGAAGATTTAAAACACAAAGTTAAACTTGCAACTATTCTTGGAACATTTCAAGCCTCTTTAACTGATTTTAAATATGTTAGAAAAATTTGGCAAAAAAATTGCGAAGAAGAAAGACTTCTTGGAGTAAGTCTTACTGGAATTCAAGATTGTAAATTACTTCAAAACCCAGACCCTAGACTATTAAAAGAAATGAAAGAGGTTGCAATAGAAACGAATGAAGAATATTCAGAAATTTTGGGGATTAACCCCGCTACGGCAATTACAACAGTTAAGCCAAGCGGTACTGTTAGTCAGCTTGTCGATTCTTCTTCTGGCATTCATGGTAGGTTTGCCCCTTATTACATTCGAGCTGTTCGTCAGTCCAATAACGACCCCTTAACTAGCCTTCTAAAGGATCAGGGAGTTCCTTGGGAACCAGACGCAATGAATATGGATAAAACTACTGTGTTTTATTTTCCAATTAAATCTCCTAAAGATGCAGTGCTTGCAAACAATCAAACTGCTATAGAGCAACTTGAAAATTGGTTAACTTATCAAACTTGGTGGTCCGAGCATTCTGTTTCTGTAACTGTCTATATTAAGGAAGATGAATGGTTAGAAGTAGGAGATTGGGTTTATAAGAACTTTGATAGTGTAACCGGAATTAGTTTCTTGCCGTATACTGAGCATACTTACGCACAAGCACCTTATGCCCCTTGTACTGAGCAAGAGTATATAAAAGCTGTTCATAATTTTCCTAAAGATGTAGACTTTAAATTATTACCTAATTATGAAATAGAAGATGAAACAAGTGGCGCTCAAGAATTAGCTTGTGTTGCTGGTGGTTGTGAAATTTAAATGAGAAAAATAAAATGAGTAAAGAAGAAGATAAATTAAATGTATTAGTTAAAGTAATAGGTTGGTTGTGCGGTATTGCTATTAGTAGTATGATTACAACATGGATTGGTTTAACTTTATTAAGTAAGTTAGGATGGTTGCCACTATGACTGTAGAAGATTTTGAAATAGATGAATACATTGATGAACTTTATGAAAATTACGTGCAAGAAGGTTTAGACTTTAACACAGACCAAACATTGCATGATATCTTTAAACAAATATTCGGTGACGCCGTTAAACTTACTATAAAAGACGTTGAAAACGAGTTATGTGATGACGAAGATGACGGACAGCCGGACGAGCAAAAGGAGTGGGAGGATTATGACCCAGCGGCATAAATGTGGGTGTTAATAATCGTGCTAATGTTCGAAGGAAACTTTAGCATTCAATCAAATCAAGTTATGTACCCTACAGGAGACATGTGTGAAACTGACAGGGTTCTTATCCAAGAAAGGTTTAACAAAACTAAACCTAAACCTAGTGCAATTGCATTAACAAAGTGTGTAGATATGCCTTTTGAAGGAATAAAGTATAAATTATGAAATTAAAAAAATGTGTTAGTTGTGGAAGTCCTTCTAAAGAGGACTTTTGCGAATTTTGTTTAAATGAGGAATAGTATGACAGAAGTTAAACCAAGAGGGAGGGCAGCTACTAAAGTTAAATTAAAGCATAATCCCAAAACATCTGCTGAAGATTATTGGAAACAATATAAAAATAGAGGTGTTGTTTGTATTTACGGAGTAGATGACTTTACTAAAGGTCTTATAGATTACGTATGGAATAAATGTTCGACAACAGAAATAGTTGTAACTGATCCTAATGAATCAGCTTTAGATAATTTAAATAAAGTGATGATAGAAAGACGTTTTTCTGAGGATAGATGGATTACTTTTAGTCCTGACGGGTTTATTTCTGAGCCTTTTACGGATGTTATAGTAGTAGCTAACAAATACATTAACCTTGTTAAAACTATGCACAACCCCGAAAAAGTAAAGTTTGTGGAATTAGAAAAACTATGACTACAACAGAAATTTTTGTACCAAACAACGGAAGAAGTTCTCATCTTATTGTAGACTTTGTTATAACGAAAATAGATCTAAATGATAACGAATTTATGATTGTTAGCTATAAAAACCGTGAGTATAAACTCAATTGGGATGATAACAATCAATGCTTTACTGGACGTATTGAAAACGTTTCCGGTTATATAATGTAATGCGTTTATCCTCCACATAATAACGCATTATTAAACTTTCTCCCTAGTACCTCTCTAATGGCTAAATGCTGTTAGGGGGGTACTGGGGAGATCTTTTTTTTTTTTTCAATGGAGTTATAGATGAATAAAGATGCAGGAATAATCGGAGTAGAAACAGTAGAAGAAAATGAAGATGGCAGTGCTACTTATCAATTTCATTTTGATGCTCACGCCAGAGGATTACTAGCAGAAGAAGGATTAAAACTAGTATTATATTGTGCTGCAGCTAAATTAGATATGCAAGAAGTATATGACTTTATAGAAAGCCACATTACATCTAATGAAAATGAAGAGAATGATAATGGAAACTAAAGCGGTTAGTAACATGCCCTTTGATATACAAGCTATACATAAACCTTTAAACTTAGATAAAGAAAAAGAACAACGGCTAGAAGCTCTTAAAGTAGCTACTAGAGAACGAATAGAAATGCCTTTGTCAGACGATTGGCAAATTAAAGCTGACAAAATTATGCAAGAATTTTATAAAGAACTATCGGATCAATATTACATAAAAAAGGCTCAAATGGGTCAGGGACAGATCATAGATATAAGCATTTGACGATAGTTGACGTTTAAGAATAAGGTGGTCTTAAGGTGATACTTTAAATAATACTTTAATTATTATTTTATTATTATATTTTAAAGACTTACTATAAAAATTCTTTAATTATTTAATTTTTATATAAAAAAATTTTAATTGAAAAACAATCCAGAAAAATCTCAGGAGAAAACCATGGGAAATCCTCATCCGACTAAACCTCAGATGGGCGGTCGGCGGGAAGGCGCTGGACGTCCTAAAGGTTCTAAAAACATTAACTCTAAGGCCTCTGTAAAGAAGTTAGAAGAATTAAGTTTTGATCCTATTGAGATGATGGTCAAAAAATATACAGAAATACAACATGCACTAGATACACATAAAGTAAAAGAAGGTTCTGGTGCTTATGCTCAACTCATTGCTACTCAAGGAACTCTCATTAATAACTTAATGGCTTATGGCTATAAGAAAATTCCCGACAAAGTAGAGCAAGAAATAACAGAAAAGAAACCGATTAGCATCGTGCTTACTGACAAGGGAGAAAAAGGAAATGAGCAATGATAACTGGCATTTATCAAAGAGTGTTCCTATAACACTTGTATTTGGTTTAATAATTCAAGGTGCAGCTATTGTGTGGACTGTATCTATGATGATGTCTGATATAGAACGTAATACTACAGATATTATGGAATTAAATGATAGGTTGACTCAAATAGAAATTTCTGTACATGCACAAGCTGTATCCATGGCAAGAATAGACGAAAACATATCACACATAAGAAGTTATGTTGAAAAGATAGCTAGTAAAGATAATTAATGTGGACTATGTGTTTACTATCTGCTATAACGGCTACACATATAAGGCTATACAATATTAGTACTATTGTAACAGTGTGTAACTACAACTGTGAATATGTAAAAGAACCCTTAAAAGTATATATACCTTATGGTGAGTATTGTATGGAGAAGTTTTATAGGAAGAAGTAATGTCAGATATTCAGTTACATAAAAAACAGTCAGAAGTTATTAGAGATCTTTTTGTAGAAAAAAATTGTAGATATGCTGTGGTAAATGCTGCTAGGGGGTTTGGTAAATCTTACTTAGCTGCTACCGCTGCTATTATTGCTGTACAGGAATTAATGGATTTAGATTTAGATGTGCCTAACAAAAATGTTGCGCTAATTGCTCCTACTTACTCTCAAGCTGTAGATATTTATTTTCCCTTGATAGCTTGGCAACTAGGTATGGAAGACTATGCTGATAAGAGCAGTAAAGCAGCAGGTACATTTTGGTTTCCTAATAATGTACAGTTAAAGCTATGGTCATATGAAGCATCACAACGGATGAGGGGTACGGGGCAATACTTTGTTGTTGCTGACGAGGTTACTTCTTGGAAAGGTGCAGGTATGAACCTAAAGGAGTCTTGGGAGTCCATTATACAACCTTGTGTAAGTACTCGCTGGTCTCCTATGAATGCTAAAAAGTTAGGAGCTAACGCTGGTAGAGCACTGATAATCAGTACTCCCAGTGGTTATGACTACTTCTTTGAAATGTACAATAGACAAGATACAGATAAAGATTGGAAAAGTTATCATTACACTTATGCTGATTCTCCGTTTCTTGATGAA